TTCGAGGCGCTGATTAAAGAGTTTCGCAGTGAGATGGCGCGGAGGGAGGTGGCGTGAAAGTCTGCCGTGGCCGTTCGGTTGGCCCTATGGACTGTTTGCTGGCTGTAATCTCAGGCCCTCATTGCGGTTGCACACGCATGAAAAGCGCATCCATGGGTAAACGGCAAGCCAGGGTTTCACCAGCCTTAGACGCCAGTAGCCGCGCTGGTGGCGACAGAGCGGCAACTTTTTCGGAGCGAGCATGAATAAACAACTCCTGATCAAGCAGCTGAAAATCGACGAGGGCATTTGCCTCAAGCCGTACCGCGATTCGGTGGGCAAACTGACTATCGGGGTCGGCCGCAATCTCGATGATGTGGGCATCACTGAGCAAGAGGCCGAGATTCTGCTCGACAACGATATCCGCAACGCCTATGCGGATCTCACCGATGCCTGTCGCTGGGTCCAGAAGCTGGATGATGCGCGCCAGAATGTGCTGCTCAACATGACGTTCAATCTGGGCATCACGCGCCTGCTCGGTTTTCGCAATACCTTGGCCTTTGTGCAGGCTGGCCAGTACGAAAAGGCGGCTAATGAAATGCTCGAATCGCTGTGGGCCCGGCAAGTGGGTTTGCGCGCTCAGCGTCTGGCGCAAATCATGCGCACCGGGGTGCTGGAATGAAAACCTGCTCCCACTGCCACAAAACCAAAGACGACTCCGAGTTCTACCGCCGCGGCAAGTACCTGCACTCTCGCTGCAAAACCTGCTACTGCGCGTATTACCGCCTGCGCTATGCACTGTTCGAGGCCACCGGCACCGCCGCGCTGCGCATTGAGCTATTCCCACAGGCAACCGCTCAGCCTACGATCAAAGCTGCTCCGGGGTGAGACGATCCGCGATGAGGGGCCAAGCTGATACGCACGCCGCAGACCGCGAGCGGATACAGCGCGAAGTCGATGAGTTTCTGGCCAGGGGCGGCAAGATCGAAATGGTTGAAGCGGGTAAGACAAACGGCAAGGCGCCGATTAGTAAGGCCGGCGTGATTGATGGGTGGGTAGATTGGAATCGCTGGGCGGAGAGATTGTGAAATGGGGCGGACTTCGGCATTTAAGCCCGAGATGTGCGAGCAAGCCTACAAGCTGTGCCTACTCGGCGCGACAGACGATCAGATCGCCGATTTTTTTGAGCTGTCGACTTCAACCATCGAGAAATGGAAAAAGATCCACCCCGAGTTTGGCGAGGCGCTGCTCCGCGGCAAAACGGAAGCCGATGCTGTTATTGCTGAAAGCCTTTTCCATCGCGCCAAGGGCTATTCACATCCTGATGTGCACGTCAGCAACTACAAGGGTGATATCACCGTTACCGAGATCACCAAGCATTACCCACCTGACACCACGGCCTGTATTTTCTGGCTCAAGAACCGGCAGCGCGTCAGTGGTCGATGGGTCGATACACAGGAATTCAAGGGCCAGGTAAAACACAATCATGAGCATCGAGTTGAAGGCGTATCCGATACTACTCGATGGATTGAAGAGCTTGTCGGATCAGGAGCGCCGGCCAAAGATACGACATCTGGTCCGCACTGAACTTTTTTTTCTGCTGCGCTATGTGTGCCGCCTGGATTTCATGGATGACGAGCGCGGCTGGTATTACAAGCGCTGCTGCGAAGTGCAGGAAAACCCGAACGGCTTTATCGACCTTTGGTCGCGCGAACACGGCAAAAGCCTGATCATTACCTTCGGCAAAACGATTCAGGATATTCTGCGATCGCACGGCGATGACCCTATCGACCCCTATGAATGCACGGTCGGGATATTCAGCCATACGCGCCCCATCGCCAAAGCTTTCCTGGGTCAAATCTCCTATGAGCTAAGCACCAATGAGGTGCTGCTCGAAAACTTCGATGATGTGCTCTATCGCAAGCCAGAAGCCGAGGCGCAGCGCTGGTCGCTGGATGCCGGCATCGTGGTCAAGCGCAAGTCCAACCCGAAGGAATCGACGGTCGAGGCGTGGGGCCTGGTCGACGGCCAGCCGACCTCGAAGCACTTTACCCACTTGATCTATGACGATGTGGTGACGAAGGAAAGTGTTACCAGCCCCGAGCAGATCAAAAAGACCACCGACGCGCTGGCACTGAGCTACAACCTCGGCAACACCGCAGCCTTCGTGCGCCGCTTCATCGGCACGCGCTACCACTTCAACGATACCTACAAAACCGTGCTCGAGCGCGGTACGGCTAAGCCGCGCATCTACCCGGCCACCGCCGATGGCAAGTTCACTGGTGAGCCCGTGCTATGGGATCGCGAGGTGCTGACGGAGAAGATACGCGACCAGGGGCCATACACCGCGGCGTGCCAGTTATTTCAAGACCCGAAAGCCGACGAGTCGCAGGGCTTCAAGCGCGAATGGCTGAAACATTTCTCGAACCGCTCCGGCGCCGGCATGAACAAGTACATCCTCGTCGACCCGGCACATTCCAAGAAAAAAGACTCCGATTACACCTGCATGTGGGTCTGGGGCCTGGGTGCCGACAAGAATTTCTATTGCCTCGACATCATTCGCGATCGGCTCGGCTTGCATGAGCGCCAGAAAATGCTGTTCTACCTCCACCGCAAATGGCAGCCGAAAGCCGTGGGCTACGAGCGCTATGGCCTGCAAGCCGATATCGAGCATATTCAGGGCAAGATGGAGGAGGAGAACTACCGCTTCGAAATCACCGAAGTCGCCGGCCAGCTTTCGAAAGAGGACCGGATTAAACGGCTGATCCCACCCTTCGCCGCTGGACGTGTTTATTTACCTAACCGTCTGGACTACGCTGCGAATGATGGGCGGCAAGTCGAGTTGATCGAAACATTTATCAACGACGAGTACATGGCGTTCCCGGTGAGCACCTATAAGGACCAGTTAGACGCGGCGAGCCGGATATTCGACCTTGATGTCATCTGGCCAAAATTGATCGAAGAGCCGAAGGATCGGTATCGGAAAACGGGCGGGGGCAACAGTTGGCTAGCAGCATGAACTACTCCAAAAAGTCCGACGAGGACTTGATTGCCGAAGCGAAGCGCTTCCTACGCGATGGCGAAGAGGCACACGACGACTGGCGCGCCGAGGCTCGCGAGCTGTACGACCTCGTTGCCGGCCACCAGTGGGATGAAGCCACGAAGGCGCAGATGAAGGAGCAGCTGCGGCCGCTCGCCGCGTTCAACGTCGCCGGCAAATACATCGATGCCGTGCAGGGCCTGCAGATCAACAACCGCCAGCAAGTGAAATTCCTGCCTCGTCAAATGGGCGACGCCAAAGTCAATGAGCTGATGACCGGCGCCGCAGACTGGGCACGCCAGGAAGGCGATGCTGAGGACGAGGAAAGCGAAGCCTTCTACGACACGATTGTCTGCGGCATGGGCTGGGTAGAAACCTCCATCGAGATGGATATGGACCCGGAAGGCATGGTCGCTTTCGGCCGCCGCGACCCGCTCGAAATGTACTGGGACCACCGGGCGCGCAAGCGCAATTTGGTCGACGGCCGCCGCTTGGCACGGGTTTGCACGAAATCGCGCGAAGAAATCGAGGAGCGCTGGCCGGATAAAATCGACGAACTGGGCACTGATAATCTGGGCGTTGAGCCCGATGATGTATCAACCGGCATCCATCTCAACGATCCTGACTTGGTGTATGAGCGCAACGACACCAAAACCGGATTTCAGCGCAGTTACACCGTCACCGAGTACCAGTACTGGGTACTGGAGACGAAAATCGAAATTCATTCGCAGTCCGGCATGAAGGAATTCACACCGGCGCAGGCAAAACGAGTGCGCGGATGGCTCGATCAGAACGGACTGCCATATCAAGTGCGCCGCCGCCAGGAGCGCTGCTACTACCGTGCGTTCCTGGCCGGTTCCGTGGTCCTGGAGCATGAGAAATCGCCCTATCAAGAGGGCTTCACCTACCAGTGCATCACCGGCAAGCGCGATCGCAACACCAATACGTGGTACGGCATTGCGCGCGCCTTGAAAGACCCGCAGCTGTGGCTGAATAAGTTCTTCTCGCAAATCCTGCACATCATCAACGCCAACGCCAAAGGCGGCATCATGGCGGAGCGCGGCGCCTTTGAAGACCCGCGCGCCGCGGAGACGACCTGGGCGCGCCCGGATGCCATTACCTGGCTTGAACAAGGCGCATTGAGCGGTGTGAACGGCGCAAAACTGCAACCGAAACCGATGTCGCAGTACCCACAGGGCATGGATCGCCTGATGGAATTTGCTATGCGCGCGTTGCCGGAGACTTCGGGCCTCTCGATGGAGCTGATGGGCATGGCCGACCGCATGCAGCCTGGCGTGCTGGAGCATCAGCGCAAACAGGCGGCCATCACCATCATCGCGTGGGCGTTTGACTCGATGCGCCGGTATTACAAACTGCATGGTCGACAGCTGGCCTACTACATTCGCGAATATATTTCGGATGGTCGCCTGATTCGCATCAACGGGCAGGAGGGCATGCAGTATGTGCCGCTGCTGCGCGACCCGGAGAGCATGCGCTACGACATCATCGTCGACGAAGCGCCGACCTCGCCGAACATGAAAGAGCGCGTCTGGGCCATCCTGACCGAGATGCTGCCCACGCTGCTGCAAACTGGTATCCCAATCCCGCCGGACATCATCAAGTACAGCCCGCTGCCTGAAGATTTGCAGCAGGCCTGGTCGAAGATGCTGCAGAAAGGGCCGTCGCCGGAACAGCAACAGCAAATGCTGATCACCATGCAGACCGCCATCGCCGCCATGCAGAAAACGCAGGCCGAGACCCAGAAAACCACTGCGCAGATCAAAGAAACCGAATCTAAAACCGTCCTCAACATGGCCAAAGCGCGAGAAAGCGCGGCCGATGCTGGGGCCAAAATGGCAGGAGCGTGAACCATGTCCGACGAACTTAATCTCGATGAACTGGCCGGAGGTGCAGGTGATGACCCGGGAACCCAAGACGCCGCTGATCCCAACGAATTATCTGCGGAGCAAGGTCAAGGCGGCGAAAAGGATGGCGCAGACGATGCCGCCGACAAGCAGCAACAACAGCAATCCGATACCGGCGGCGACAAGGACAAAACTGTCCCGCTAGCAGCGCTGCTGGAAGAGCGGAAGAAATTCCAGGGAGAGCTCGATAGCCTGAAACAGCAAAATCAGCGCTTTGCCGGCCTGGAACAGCAATTGCGCGAGATGCGCGAGGGCCAAAAAAAGGTCGCCGATCCGGCTCCGAAGGAAGAGACGCCGCCGGACTATCTCACCGACCCGAAAGGGTACGTGGACTGGCAACGCAACCAGGCTGAAAAGCGCGTCAATGAGGTGCTGCAGCCGCTACAGCAATCACACCAGCAAACCGAGCAGCAGCGCCAGGTCGAAGCGCAGATCAACGACATCGTGACCAAGGCCAGCACCTACGAGGTCGAGTTCACGAAAGCCAATCCGCGGTACATGGATGCCCTCGGCCATATTCGGCAGCTACGCATGGCCGAGGCTGAGGCGCTGGGTATTCCGCAGGCGCACGCCATGCAGGCGCTGCGCAACCAGGAGCTGCAACTGGCCGCCTTTGCCCTGCAAAACGGGAAGAACCCCGCCGAGCTGGCGTACAACCTTGCATTGCGCTTGGGTTTCAATCCAGAATCTAACGCAGGGGCTCAGGGGCAGCAAAAAGCCGCTGAGCAGTCGGAACAGGAAAAACTTGAAATGGCAGCCAAGCGTGAGCGCGCCCAGAGCATGGGTGGCCAAGGCGGTGGCGGCGATGCCAAGGATCTCCTCGAAGCCGACAACGAAGAGTTTGAGGCGGCCATGCAACAGATTTTCGGCAAGGGTCGCTAATCGCAGTAGGGTCGCCACCGCATAGCGTTTCGCC